TTACAGCACTGCGTAAATCTTTTTTGAATAGGGGCATTGGTTTTTACGCGTTTACGCATTTACGCGCAATCGCCTACGTATGTGTGTGCGCATGGGTGCGTGCGTATGTGCGCACATGCATGTGCCTGCGTGTGCCGCGTAAATGCGTAAACGCGTAAATCGCTAGGCGTGGTGCGGGTTTCGTGTTTACGCGCACGCGTAATTGCGTAAATCTTTTTAGATAGAAGGAAGAAGAGATGAAGGATGAATCAGCAAAGGGTCAGTCGGTGAACAGCCGCCGCGCAGCCATGCCCGTCACAGCTGCGTTCATCGATATATGCCGCAAGCAGTACGCCGCCTTTGTGGATGTGGATGCCCAACTCGCGACTGCCCAGCAGGCCCGACGCGAATACACCCAGGTGCTGGCACAGCAGGGCGAAGCCGCTGCCCGTCGCTGGCACCTTGCCAACGCCCACCGCTGCACCTTCGTCGGCATCGAGAACGGCCGAACCGTCGGCATGCCATCGCCATACGGCAAGAACCTTTGAGGACATCGCAATGCAACTCTCGATCAAGACCAACTTCCCTGATGTAGCCAAGGCTTACCAGCAGCTCCACGCTGACATCGCCAACAAGGCCACAGTGCGTGCCCTGAACGGGACCATCGCCCAGGCCAAGACATCAATGAGTAAGGAGATCAGGGCGGAGTTCAACCTGCCGGCCACCAAGGTGGCGGACTTCCTGAAGGTGTCCAAGGCAAGTGCATCGGACGGATCGTTGAAGCTGTCGGTCAGCCTATACCCGACCAAGAAGGGGCGCAGCCTGAACCTTGCTAACTTCGATGCGCGCCAGACCTCGAAGGGTGTGACATTCAAGATCAAGCGCAAAGGTCCGCGCCAACTCATCCCCGGCGCCTTCCTGATCAACGACGGCAAGACCGTAATGATCCGAGTCGGCAAGGACAGGTTGCCCATCAAGGCGCTGCAGACCATCGACGTTGCGCAGATGTTCAACACCAAGCGGATCAACGCCAAGGTGGTGACCTTCATCCGCCAGAAGTTCCCCGAGGTGTTTGCCCGTGAGGCCAAGTACTACACCGACCGGTTCAACGCCAAGAAGTAGCCATGCAGACCCACCCCCCCTACATAGGTTCTTCCACAACCCTCCGCGTATACGGGTCGAAACGAGCGCGAAATCGCGCTAGCGAGTGGCCGGTGGAAATGTTGACAGTTAGGTTGACACATGGCCAAAAGTGACCCCAACTTGTTGACGCAAGCAGAGTACGCGCGGTCGCGCAAAGAGCGCGGGCTCTCTGGCGGATCGCGGGAAGCTGTGCGCAAGGCGGTTGACGGGGGAAAGATCAGCGCGTTCGGTGCCGACAAGTTGCTGGACAAGGCGCTGGCAGATTCCCAATGGGAGCGCAATACCAGGGCGCGCTTGAGCCCAACGGCTGCGGCTTCCGGCGCCGCCGATACAGCGTCCACTGGTGATCTGCTCGATGGGATACCAGCCTCCAAAGAGGTCAGTGCACCCGTTGCGGTTCCCGACACCGGCTATTCGAGCGCCCGTGCCCGCCGCGAAATGGCCGACGCCGAGAAGGCCGAGATCGAGACCGCCAAACTGCGCGGCGCCATGGTTATGCGTGAGGACGTCGACCGTGCCGGGTACGAGATCGCCCGCGAGCTTCGAGACGCCATGGAGTCCTCGGTCAACAGCCTGGGTGCCGAGCTGGCCCCCATCACGACCGCCGAGGAATGCGTCGCGGTGCTGCGCCGACACAACCGATCCATTCAGGATCTGATGGTGCGACTGAGCCGCGAGAAGGTCGGCGCACCATTGAAGGCTGGTGCATGAGTGATCTGAGTAACGGCTTTGAAGCCATGCGCGACGCGTTCGCGCGTGGGTTTGAGCCCGACCCCAGTTTGCCAACTGACGAATGGGCAGACGAGTTCGCCTTCATCGCCAAGGAATCTGGCGCCAGCGAGCCTGGCAAATACAAGTCATCTCGCACCCCGCATGCCCGCATGCCGATGCGTTGCCTTTCGGCCAGCCACCCCTGCAAGCGGGTAGTGGTGGAGGGCGCATCGCAAATGCTCAAGACCCAGGTGGCCCTTAATTTTTTGGGGGAGACCGTCCACCAGCGTCCGAAAAACTTTCTGTGGGTAGTCCCCACGGGAAAGCTGCACAAGCGTGCCGCCGAGCGAATCGACAAGACCATCAAAGCCACGCCGGTGCTAAAGGAGCGGTTCGCACCACCATCCAGCCGCGTCGCCACCAACAACAACGACATCAAGTCCTACCCTGGCGGTGGCCTCTACATCGCATCGGCCGGCGCTGCTGCCAACCTGTCCGAGCTGTCCGTCACATACGTGGTTTACGACGAGGTCGACCGATCCAAGGACAACATCGGCGGAGAGGGCGACCCCAAGGAACTGGTCGAGACCCGCCAGACTAGCCACGAAAAAGACCGCAAGAGCTACTACCCCAGTTCACCCACCATCGAGGGCGAGTCCCCCATCCACACGCTGTATGAGTCCGGCACGCGGCGCGAGGCCCTAGCCGAATGCGTCCACTGCGGCCACGCCCAGACCCTCGACTTCTTCCGCCTGATCCGTAGCGAAGACGGCAAGCGTGCCATGTACCCCTGCATCGAATGCGGCGGCATGCACGAAGAAGGCGACAAGTCCCGTATGTTTGCCCGTGGTCTGTGGAGCGAAGGCGTCCCCGGCGATGGCGAGACCGAGAGCTTCCACATCAGTGCCATGTTCCTGCCATTCGGCTGGCTCCCTTGGGTCTCGCTGATGAAGCAGTATGACGCCGCCAAAGCCAAGCTGGAGCAGGGCAGCGAAGAGTCCATGATCGTGTTCTACAACACGCGCCTGGCCCGCTGCTGGGCCCGCACCAAGGAAACGACCCGCTACGACGAACTGATGCAACGAGCCGAGCCATACCGCCTCGGCACCGTCCCGCACGGCGGCCTGGTGCTCACCGCCGCCATTGATACCCAGACCTACCGGCTGGAGTTCAAGGTGGTTGCGTGGGGCGAAGGTATGGAGAGCTGGGTGGTGGATTACCAGGTCATCCACGGCTCACCATCCGAACCCGAGACCTGGGCCAAGGCGGACGAACTGCTCAAGGGCCGGTACCGCCATGCCAGCGGGCAGATGCTGTCGATCAGCGCCGCATTCATCGACTCCGGTGGATCCAACACACAGGACGTGTACAACTTCACCTCCAGCCGCAAGCGCCGCAACATCTTTGCCGTCAAGGGTCACTCGCGGCCCAACCGGCCCATCGTCAGCGCCAAGCCCAGCCAGGTCGATTTCAACTACAAGGGCAAGACCGAGAAAAAGGGCACCCAACTCTGGATGATCGGCCCCGACACTGCAAAAGATCACCTGCAGGCCCGCTGGAAATATACCGTTGGTCCTGGTGCCGTGCACTTTTCGGACGAGTTGCCCGAGTCCTATTTCAAGGGCCTCACCGCCGAATACCGCACGTATGGCTACAAGCGCGGGCGCAAGGTGTCGTGGTGGGAGCAGAAGAAGGGCGAACCCAACGAACCGTTGGACCTGATGGTCTACAACCTGGGCGCCGCCTACTACCTGGGGCTGCACAAAAAGACCGAACACCAGTGGCAGCTACTGCGTGATCGCCTCATGCCCATGCAGGGCGACCTGCTGGCAGTGGCCGAAGTGCAGACGTCTGCACAGCCCGCCGCGAGCATTGCGACCGCCGGACTGGAAACAGCCAAGGTGCTGCGAGAGATTCGCGAATCAATCAACGACGCTTCGGCTACGCCCCCACCGCGCCCTGCAGCAACGCCTGTCGCCGCACAACCCTCCACCGTGAGCAACGGAAAAATCTCCCTGGGCGCAGGATACCGGAGGGGCGGCTAACATGCACAGCAGCGACCAGTCCGAACGCGAAGTTGACATCGTCCTGATCATCCTGGACATGGTGCGCGCCGCCTCGCCATCCGTCACCCCCGAGCAGGCAAGCGAAATCGAGCAGCGCGTGCGCGTGCAGTTCGGTGGCATGCGCACCCGCATTGCCAAACGCAAGAAACACCCAACGCCAGAGCAGCGCGAGAAGGCCGTGCAGGACGCGCTGCACCAGTCCATGGCCGAAACGCCCATCGAGGAAATTGCCAAGTCCAACGGCATCAGCCGCCGTGCCCTGTATAGGTACATCAAGCGCGGGACATGAGGTAGTGCCAATTTGCCCTATTTTTTATAGGCGCAAATTTTTAGACTGCAGCGACTATGGCAGTCACTCCCTCCGGCATCACCCTCGACCAGGCGCAAGCCCAGCTCAACGCTTACCTCGCCGCTGAGACAAAAGTCCTCTCTGGGCAAAAGTACGAAATCGCAGGCCGCACCCTGCAGCGTGCCAACCTGGCCGAAATCCAAGCCGGCATCAACCTGTGGGATGCCCGCGTCAAGCAACTCAGCCTGCGCGCCGCCGGCCACCGCCGCACACGCACCGTTGTGGTGGGGGGCTGACCATGGACCAGCCCAAGAAGCATGACCGCAGCCGGTTCGAGCCCACACTGATCGAGCGCAGCCTCGCGCACATCGCCCCCAAGGCCGCGCAACGCCTTTACAAATCCCGCGTCCAGTTTGAGGCCTCCGCCATCATGGGCCGAGGCCTGGGCGGATACATCGGTGCGCGCCGAGACCGTGCGCAGACGGCCGAATGGAATCCTGGTGGTGGATCTCCCGCGGTGGACATCCTTCCAGATCTACCCATGCTGCGCGACCGCAGCCGCGACCAGGTGCGCAACGCGCCCATCGCATCGGGCGCCATCAACACCGACGTGCTGCACGTCATCGGCACCGGCCTCAGCTACACCCCGGCCATCAACGCCAAGCGCCTGGGCATCACCGAAGAGCGCGCCAAGGAATGGTCTGAAGACACCAAGTGGCGCTTTGGCGTATGGGCCGCGTCCACCGATTGCGACTACTACCAGCAGCTCGACTTCTACAGCCAGAGCGAACTCGCCTACCGGACCTGGGACGTGAGTGGTGACGCGTGGGCCTTGACCCCAATCGTGCAGCGCAACAATGAAGACACCCTCGCCATTCAATTGCTCGAAGCTGATCGCGTGTGCAACCCACGCGGCCAATTCACAAGCGACACCCTGCAGGATGGCGTTGTGCTGGACGAGGCTACAGGCGCACCCATCGCCATCTACGTGTCCAAAAACCACCCCGGTGATATGCGTGGCAACAATGAATGGACACGCGTGGAACTGCGCGGTTCCAAGACCGGCCGGCGCAATGTCCTGCCCCTGATGGACATCGAGCGCCCCGGACAAGTGCGCGGCGTGCCATGGCTGGCACCCATCATCGAGCCCCTCAAGCAGATCCAGAAATGGAGCGACAACGAACTCAACGCCGCCGTCGTCTCCAGCATCTACGCTGTTTTTCTGGAGATGGATGCCGAAGCCTTTCAGGACCTCTACGACGATCAATCCGCGTCCAAGATGGTCAACGACGCACAGAAGTGGTCCGGAAAGATGGAGAGCGGCAAGGCCATCAACCTGCTGCCTGGCGAGAAGGCCACCATGCAGACCCCGGGCCGACCCAACCCCGAGTTCGATCCCTTCTGGAACGCAATGACCCGTCAGATGGGCATGACGCTTGGCATCCCGGTTGAAGTGCTCACCATGCACTTCCAGAGCAGCTACACCGCCGCCCGTGGCGCCCTCATCATGGCGTGGCGCCGCTTCGGCCAGCGTCGCGAGAAAACGGCCAAACTCTTTTGCCAGCCCGTGTTTGAACTGTGGCTGGAAAACGAAGTCGCCCAGGGCCGCATCGCCTGCCCCGGATTCTTTGCCGACCGCTACATCCGCGCCGCCTGGTGCGCAGCCACCTGGACCGGTGACGGCCCCGGCAGCGTCGACCAAGTCAAGGATGCCACCGCCGCCAAGATGCGCGTGGACATGGGCATCAGCACCCTGCAGGCCGAGTCCATCGCCTACGACGGGCAGGACTGGGACACCAAGAACGCCCAGCGCGCCAAAGAAGTCGCCATCCAGAAGCGCGACGGCACCGCCCCTGCTGCGGCGCCCGGTTCGGTACCGGTCACACCGGACGCCACCACCAATGCCGACGGCACCGACACCGAGACCATCCCCACCCCACCGCGCGGAAAACGGAAGTAGTGCCAATTTGCCCTATTTTTTTTAGGCCCAAATTTTTACATTCATCACAGCCATGAAACTACTCGACCTCATCACCGCACCGTGGGCCATCGCACCAGAAAAGCTGCGCGAGATCCAGGCGATCTACGCCACCCACCTGCGCGGTGAGAAGATTGACATTGACGCCATCGAGGCCCGCCTCGGCCGCCCCCTCGCCAACGACCAGCAGGACTATGAAGTCCGCCAGGGCGGTGTGGCAGTCCTCAGCCTCGAAGGCGTCATGGCGCCCAAGGCCAACCTCTTTATGCGCGTCAGCGGTGGTGTGTCCACCCAGATGGCCGGCCAGCAAGTGGAGAGCGCCATTGCAGACCCCCGCGTCAATTCGCTGGTGCTGTCCATCGACTCGCCTGGCGGTAGCGTCTTCGGCACGCCCGAGTTCGGGGCCACCGTGCGCGAGCTGTCCAGCATCAAGCCCATCGTCACCGTGAGCGAGGCCACCCTGGCCAGCGCCGCCTACTGGACGGGATCAGCCGCCAATGCTGTATACATCAGCGGCCCCACCGTGCAAGTCGGCTCTATAGGCGTTGTCACCAGCCACAGCTACGACCCACGCAACGCCGGAACCACCACAGAGATCACCGCCGGCAAATACAAGCGCATTGCCAGCGGCAACGCCCCCTTGTCCAAGGAAGGCCTGGCCTACATGCAAGGCCATGTCGACCACCTGTATTCCGTCTTTGTCGATGCTGTGGCCGCGAACCGTGGAACCACCGCCGAGCAGGTCCTGGCCAACATGGCAGAAGGCCGAATCTTCATTGGTCAGCAGGCCATCGATCACGGCCTTGTTGATGGTTTTGCCACCGTTGACGCCATGGTCGAGCAACTCGCAACCGACCCCACCAAATTCGCCCGCCGTCGCAAGTCAGTCTTTGCGCTGGGCGGACTCCCTTCACCCAACGCAGGGCCTGCCGGTGTGCAGACATCTGCACCACCAGCCGAGCCGGTGTCGCTCACAACCCCCAAAACCCCCATTCAAAGGAACTCCACCATGGACCGTAAAGAACTCGAAGCTGCACACCCCGCGCTCTTCGCCCAATTGCAAACCGAATTCTCCGCCGTGGGAGCTGCCGCCGAGCGCGCCCGCATCCAGGCCGTTGAATCCGCGCTGAT